TGTATCTAAATTTGTATGCTTGTTGCATACTCTCTGTATGTAGGTCTCCTTTTACTATCGAGATATTTTTATTCTCTCCTAAATTGTGGTGATTTATATACTTATTGAGGAAGTTTTCTGCTTTCTCGGTTAAGAAAAGGGGAAGACCATGCTTAAGATCTTCAGAATCTTTTCCATGAGTGAAGATAAACGTATGTTTGCCATAATCAAAATGTTCTAAGAACTTCTCCATTATCGTTACTTTGATAAATGGATAAGCTGTGTTTAAATAAAGAGTAAGTGCTTGGTTAGTAATATATCCAAATGAACCTGCATGGTTATCATTGGTTTGCATTACTGCGTGAATGTTATTAGTTAAGTTTCTTTTGACTAAAGTATCGAAAAATCTCTTATGAGCATACAGATAAGTCATAAAAGCTTCCTTACTATCCATGTTCTGAGGTAATTGGTGACCTCCTCTAGTAGTATATCCGTTCCAACCATCCAAAGAATCGCCTAAGTCACAGATAAATAAGTCTTCTAGTCTTCCGTGTATCTTAACTTGCTTCTCTATCTCCTCTAATGTTCTATTCATTCTCTCCTCAAAGACATTCTCGTTGTATTCGTTTCCAAAAAGAGCAGTAGGATGTGTAAGCGCACCTACATGTTTGTCACTCATATAAACAAATAAGCCCTTCTTAGAGCTTACAGGAGACTTTTTAGGTGTTGGGTGTACTGTGATGTCAGATTCAAGGAAAACTTCTCTTAGAATGCCTTCTATGTCGTCATTAAAAGTATCCTCAGGTTTAATATGAGCAAACAAAGCTGATACTAACCACCCTGAGCTTTTTTCTTTACTCCAATACTGAACAAGTTTCCACTTAGTAGTGTCTATTTTATGAATCCTTATGATCTCTTCGGCAGATCTAGGTTGCTCAGATACTAGTTTAGATACTTCTAAAGTACCTTTTTCTAAGTTTTCGTCGTAAGTTCCTAGAGTTGTATTAGAGTTAATCTCAGATTGTGGATTTGGCATGTAAAGAGGATCACCCTTTAAGAGTTTAGCCATAGCTGATCTTTTTAAATCACGAACTCGCTTACCCCTTAACTGATTACGTTCTTCAGGATGATAGTTAAAACGAAGAGCAACTTCAATAGCTGTCTCATTCGTATTTGGATTATCCATGTAATACTGGACAATCTGTTTAGATATTGGCATCATAGGCTTTAGAGTATTAACCCTATGGTTAACAAAGCTATAGCAATTAATCCACCTTTCAAAACATTCTTTAATGTTTTAATAGTTTCTGCTTGAGATCTAACCTTTGTATCTAAGCGAACTATCTCTACTTTAGCTGTATCTAGAGCTAATCTAAAGTTAGGAATAATAGAATCTTTATATAAAGATAACTGTATACTGTCAGTCCTAACTATCTTTTTAAGACTAACTACTCTCTCACGTGCTTGGATTCCCTTAAGGAATTCGTTATTCAACTCCTTTAGCGGTAAGCTGTCTAGAGATTGTGAGTAGATACTTTGTGCCGTCAATATCAGGCATAGTGTCAATAGCGATTTGAATGGTGTCATACTTTAGGGTGATTTTTTCGTAAGTTCTATACTCTTCGTGTTTGATATGCTCTAAGGAGTCTATCTTTTCAAAGTAAGTATCGTTTGCTTTATCAATAGAATCTATAAAAGAGATTACTTGATTGGTGTCTTGTTCTTGTACGTACTCATACCTGTATAAAAGATATACGATAGTAAAGAAGAAGATAAAGTTAAGTTTAATCGAGAGGTTTTTCATCTTTATCGTGGTTGAATTTATGTTGGTCTATCTTCTCTAAGACTTGGGAAAGTACACTGTTGTCTATGATTCCTACTGTGTGAGCATTCTTAAGCGCACTTATCAGCTGGAACACAATAAAGGGGGCACATAAAGTTTCGCTTAGCCAGAAAGTGCCTTCAAACCCCTTCTCAATCATCAAGACACCCGTAAGTATAAGTACCCAAGAAAACAAAGTCTGAAGTACCTTAACTGCTTTTCTAGTTTGAAAACCAATCTTCTTAGTTCCTGCCCATACTCCAAAGAATCCATCTATAAAAATAACAGCAACTACCGCTAAGTACTGTTCTATGTTATCTGCTCCTAACTTAAGGAAGTAAGTTCCTAAAAAAGCTAGGATAGTTGTCGTAGAGTAAAGTAGGAAGGAAGTTTTCATTAAATTTCAGGATGTGTGGGTTTCTTTTCAGGATACTTTAGATAGTAATCTTCTTCGTAGAGATAATCTAAGCCAGCAAAAGTATGTACTCCTACAGGATCAGGCCATACTTCATACTCTACTAAGTCTTCGTACTCGTTGTTTCCTTCGTTGAATAAGATGTCTGCAGAGTAATTAGGCGCATAAGTTGCTGCTGTAATTATCTCCATATCGTCTCCTAGCACAGGTGGAGTAAGCATTATATGCCCAATCTCAACTACTGTTTTACCTTCCCAGAACTCTTGAGTACTACCGTTAACTTCAAAGGTACTCTTTTTAACAAAAAAGTCAAATTGTTCCTTGCTTTCGAACTCGTATTTTCTAAATTTCATAATCTTTTGTTATTCTTTTTTATTTTAACTTGTTAAGGATATACACTCTGCATCTGATAGAGCCTCAGGGAAAATAGCAAAGACTGAAAGATTGTAAGCGTTTAGATTTGCTCCTAGACCCCCTATGTTGTCTATGCTTCTAGCAGAACCTGTAGTTAAGGTAGCTGTTTTAACTCCATTTACAAATCCAACAGATGTTGTTCCATCCCATTTAATTAACATTTTTTTAGTAGTTCTATCTGTAAAACACAAAAATGCATTCCCGTAATAGTCATAGAATCCTAAACCTAAACCATCATCGTAGAGTGTCATTACTAGACTTCCACCTGATTGTAATCTTACTGTAGCAGAACTACTACTACTAACTAGACTTTTAATTCCTTCTACTCCTAGTAATAAAGTTCCCTTATTTGTACCAAAGTAACTTGATCCAAGAGCTGCAGTAGACCCTCCTGCTCTAGTAACAGAAGCGTTTGTAGTGGGTATATAAGAAGTTACAGCAGTTCCTGTTTGAAGTTGTGCTCCCCATACAGATATATCAAAAGCTCCATATGCTCCAGTACAAAGTGTAGTATTATCTATTATATTATCTATTACAATAGTTAGACTAGTAGTAAGTTGTGCAGTAGCTTGAACATCAACTCTTTGCCAACTTGTAGTTGCTGTAACTATCTTAGCTCCACATATATTACTACAACCTTGATCAACTAAAATTCTTAAAGGAGTGTTAGTTGTATTGCTTTTAATATAAATACTGTAGGTATAAACTTGATTTATTACTCCATTTACTGTGGATTTATAGTAAGGCATTCTTCCCCCAACACCAGCTGTAATTCTAGTTGCTGTATTACTTCCATCTGGAGCAATAGAATAAAAAGAAGTAATGCCTACAGGAAGAGTCCACCCAGTTGCTGACGTAAAAGACTCACTATATGTATTTAAATTAGTTACACTAGGCTCAAACAAGAAAGTAGGCTTACCTGTAGAGTAGTCTAGTGTAGGAAAGTTAAGTCTATCTGTTGTTGTAAGGTAATCTTTAGCTTCTGTTCCTTCTACAAGTTGTACTCCCCAAATATAAACTTGAGTAGCAGTTCCTGAATAGCCGTACATACTACGAGTACCTACTCTAAAAACCCCATAAGTATTTTGGTTTTCACTATATGTTTTAGTTATAGAAAACCTTTGCCATGTTCCATCTAAAGTTCTTTGAACATTAGCACCACTAAAGCCATTCCAATCTAAAACTAAATTTATGGTTTGACCTGCTGTACCTTTAACCCATATAGAAGCTGTGTAAGTCTTTGAGTCTACGTTGTAAAAATTAAATTCTACGTTCTTAGAGTTTTGAATAGCTGTTGTATAATCTACAAGAGTTGCAGTATAACTACCATCAGGAGCTAGAGCAGCATTAGCTGTTAAAGTAGTTCCCGGAGTACCCCCACTTGTTGTAACTCCTAAAGCGCTATTAGACCCTCCAAACAAGTTGTAAGGAACACTTTCAATAAGTCCCTTAGAGTTTACTCTAGTAGAAGTAGCATTTCTTGTGTAAGATATTCTACCTGGGTTAATAGGATTTTTTATAGGATATACAAATCCTTCTGAGTAGCCAGAAGGTATTAGTACTAGAGACGCTTTATCTATGATACTCATGTTATTTTAAGTTAGTTAAGTTGTTATTAAGTAAATTTTCTGCTTCTACTACTCCTCCTGACCCTAGAACAAGTTGCCTA